ACCTATCTAACCGTCAACAGACTGCTATGTTCGGTGCTCAGCAACGTGCTCAGTTCCTCGGTATGCAGTTCACACAAGAGTTTCAGACTCGTGTAACTAACTCTGCTAGGGTTGCAGACATTGCCAACATCAACTTCACTGCTGAACAGCAGGTAGCTCTAGAGAATGCTCGTATGGCTCAGACGGTAGACCTGTCTAACCTTAACGCTGTAAACGCTAAGATCATGGCTGATGCCGCTGCTATGTCGCAGATGGAGTTAACTAACCTTAACAACCGTCAGCAGTCAGCTATGCAGAATGCTCAAGCCTTCCTAGGTATGAACATGCAGAACCTGAGTAATGCTCAGCAGACACGTATGTTTAAAGCTCAGAGCAACATCCAAGCTATCTTTGGTGATCAAGCTGCTATAAACGCTGCCGGTCAGTTCAACGCCTCTAGTGACAACCAGACTAATCAGTTCTTTGCTAACATGGACCAACAGGTACAGCAGTTCAACGCTGGTATGGAAGTACAACGTGATCAGTTCAATGCACAGAATGCCTTGGTAGTCGCACAGGCTAACGCTCAGTGGCGTCAGAACGTACAAACCGTTAAGACTGCTGCTCAGAACGAGTCTAATCGTGACGCTGCTCTGGCCGCTAATCAGATGACGCAGTCTACACTAGAGAACGTGTGGCAGCGTGAGCGTGACGTCATGGACTACGCCTTCCGTCAGTCCGAAGCTGCTGAGGATCGGGCTACTAGTGTCTTCCTTGCAGACAAGCAAGGGGACATAGCAGAAGCAGCAGCTAACTCAGCTAACGCTCAATCAGATAAAGAGGGCAAGGGTTACATCTTCTCTCGTCTACTATTAGGGTAAGGACTAGACAATGGATGAAGGTAAATTCGCATATCGTAAGAACCTAGAGAATGCTCGTAAGGCAGTCCTAGATCGTACCGGTAAGAAGTTCGCAATGCCAGACGCTAAGGAGCAAGTTGGTATCCAGAAGGAGGGCCTCATGCGGCCTCAGGCTCGTCCTCAACAAGAAGATGAGGGACCAGAGGCATCAGGTATTGGCCTAGCTCTTATGGAAGCTATGGGTGGCCCTCAGGCTCGTCCAGACTACTTCGACCCACAGGCCGCTGACCCTGAGCAAGGTGATCGTCCATCTTCCCGTAATGATGGTGGTGCTAACTCCTTCCGTGACCGTTTGAAGCGTTCTGAGAGCAGTGGTGATAGTGAGGTACAGATTAAGTTAGAAGATGGTCGTACAATGACTGGTGCTTACCAGTTTGGTGATGCTCGTCTGGCTGACTACAAGAAGGCTAACAAGGCTAAGTTTACTACAGAGTCATTCCGTAAAGACCCTGCCCTACAGGAAGAGGTATTCCAGTGGCACATGAAGGACATTGATCGTGCTATCTCGGATATGCCAGAGTCTAAGGGTATGTCTAAGGATGGTCTCCGTGCTGTAGCACACCTAGGTGGTGTCACAGGTATGAAGAAGTATGTAACCAGCGGTGGTAAGTATAACAAATCTGATAAGTTCGGGACTAAGCTCTCCGACTATTATGCTAAATTCAAATAAGAAGGATTGACAACAATGATTATCCCCGGCCAGTCCCTGACTGCGGAGCCAAGGAATGCTCCCTACGAAAACCCACCTGAGATGACTAAACCTGAAGACGCTATTGAATGGCACCTAGACCGCCTCACAGAGGAAGATAGGCTTGATGCCCTAGTAGATGCCCTAGAACTTGGTTTGGACGTTGTAACGCTCACTGAGGGCCTCCTACGGGGTGCTGTGATGGATGGTAGGCACGGTGTTGATGTGTCCTTGATCATAGCTCCAGTTATCCATGAGTTCATTAAGTCTACAGCTGATAAGGCTGGTGTTGATTATGAGGAAGGATTCCCTGACGATACGGAGAAGCGTAAGGCAGTTAAGTATCAGATCAATGAGCGTAAAGCCCGTAAGATGATTGCTGAGTACGAAGATGATGACGGTGATGACGTGGAAGAGTCTATGCCAGTTGAAGAAGTAGAAGTTATGATGAGCGAAGAGATGCCAGCTGCACCTGCAGGTCTGATGTCCCGTACAGAAGGTGGTGTATAATGTCGTTTTGGGGTGGTGTTGCTCGAGGTTTCAAAGATTCTGAAGCCAAGAAGGAAAGAGATGCAGACCGTGAAGAGCGTGATGCTGCACGGTTAAAGGCTGCTGAGTATCAGGATAAGATGTTCAAGTACAGTTCTAATCGGGATAGTATCCTCGACAAGCGTTACGAAGATCAGACCCGTGTAGAGCGTGAGCGTCATGCGGAAACAGCTGCGTTGACTGCAGCTAACCGTGCGGAAGATACTGCATACCGTGCTGGTCGTGATAAGGTTGGTGATACAGCTGCTAAGGAGACTTGGGAGATGACTGTTGAGAAGTGGGATGCTACTAAAGATAGCGTTAAGCAAGCTCAAGAGAATGCTGACCGTATCTTTAACCAATCAATAAAAGCATTTAATGCAACCACCAAGCAGTACGATGCCCAGAGCCTACGTGCTGATAGTGCTGAAGCTCGTGCTGTTGCTAGTGCTCTCTACCAAAAGGAACGTGATGCCATAGGGGATACCGCCGCTGCAACGAACCGTGATGATCGTATCAATCAGTGGAACACGTCAGTAGAGCAGTGGAACAAACAGTTTGGTCTTTCAGAGAATGCTGATGCTCGTGCACAAGATGCAGTAGAGCTTGCTCGTACTGAGCAAATACTGTCGATGATGCCAGCTGGTATGTCAACGTCACTAGGTGGTGGTAAGGTGAAGGGTGCGTCAGACGATACATCTATCACACCAGAAGCTATGAAGGCTGGTTCAACTGCATTTAAGGCAGAGTTAGCTAACATGGGTGAAGATGAACAGAGTTCTGAGTTCTTTGAAGCTGCAGCTAGAAGCCCCGGTGCTCAAGCTACTATCATGGGTTTCATGGAAGCACAAGCTAAGAAGGGTAACACTATTGATTTGGCTGATATGCCTAAGTACTTCAAGTATCTAGGTTCTGCACCCGGTAAAGGTGAGTCGGAAGCTAAAGAGTTCATGGAGAGCATGATCAGTGGTGATGCTAACATAGGCGACAAGGATACCTTCATCAAGGGCTTGACAGCTATGAAGAACTTCAGGGCAACCAAAGAGATGTTTGTTCAGACAAGTGCTCCTTCTAGCCTTACAGATCAGAACCAGCAGTACCAGACGTGGAAAGAAGCCGTAAAGATGGAGGCTTCCCGTGCTGCAAGAAATCTTCCACCAGAGCAAAGAGAGGACATTGACAGAGCACGATCTATGTTAAAGATCGAGGGGGACAGTCAAGAAGGTATGGATCTCCTAGCCTCTATGGGTTTCGGACGTACTCTCGCTATGTCTGGGAACTACGCGAATCACCCTCTCATAAGCAGTTACTACCAAGATACTGAAGCTGCTGCACCTGTTGTAGCGGACCCTGTTGTGGCAGACACTCCTCCACAACCACCTTCACCTGTAGTCGACGCTGATGTGACTACCTTTGATACATGGGAGGAGGCTGCTGCTGCCCAAGCTAAGGGATTCTCAGGAAAGGTTCTCATAGCTGGGCAACCCGGTGAGATTGTAGCTCTTCCCGGTGCTGCTGCTGGTGGTGAAGAACCTGCTGCTGATCTAACTGCAGCTGCACTAAAACCTCCGACTGCTATAGCTGATGACTCAGGGTTCCTTGGTACTGGTAAGACAGAAAGACCTGCACTACCTAAGAACACAGATATCGATGCTATGTTTGGAGATGTGTTTGACTCTAAGCTTGGTGTTGAGGAGAGCGCCCCTACCTTTGAGAGGAAGACTAACGAAGTCGAAGGTATCACCATAGAAGAAGGTATCCCGGGCATCGAGAAGGCTGTAGAGAACTTTGAAGTAGCTCCAGAGGATGCCACTAGGGCTGCTGAGTTACGGGAGTCTCAAGGTGTCCAGATGGTTATCCAAGAGTTAGAAGACATGGGTATTGAGTGGCCCACTAACCGTGAAGAACTTGGCTTCTTCAGAGATGACCTAGTATCATTAGTAACTGACTATCAAGTTGAGATACCAGACGAGATCATGTCTAAGATCATTGATCGAGCTAAGGAGCAATCTGGTGTAGGTATCATACCTCAGGGTGACTTAGATCGTATCATGCGCGCTAAGGATGCTAATGACAAAGACACACTAAGTAACCTAATGAATAAGTACGGTGTTGGTCCAGTAACTGACGCAATGGGCGTAGGTAAATAGTATGGCTGGTATCCCCGATTGGTTCAAACCCGTTGAGTTGATAGAAGACGACCAAGAGCGTATTAGACGTATAGCAGAACCCACCGTACAGGTAGAAACTGCTGAAATACCGTCTTGGTTTATCCCTTCTACATCAGCTCAAGAAGAAACCGTAGCACCTGCCACACCACAGTCATCCGATACACCGGAGTGGTTTGTCCCAATGGCCTCTCAGAGTCCACAGGAGGCCCCTAGAGACCCTAATCAGTTGACTGGGTTACCTACAGGCGTGGAGATGGGTACCTACTCTGAGAACGACCTCTCTGCTCGTCCTGAGCTGTACAACCCTGTCTATGAGTTCGTAGAGGATCGCTATGGTCTTCAGGCTGTAGAAGGTAAGTCTCGTGAAGACGTTGTAGATACATTCTTAAACAACAGACGTGGCAACGCATCTGGTAACTCTATACGTGCTATCTCTGAGGTCGATTACCTCATGGACATCAAGGAAGACGATGAACGTCTACTGAAGGCTGGTAAAGCCTACGCTGTCTTCGAGGGTATGGAAGGTCTTACAGGAGAAGGTGTTACTTGGGGGGAAATGGGTGAAGGCGTTGGAGACTATACAAAGTCTGTAATACTCGACCCAATCAACTTCGTGACAATGGGAGTCGGTAAGCTCTTCGGTGGTACTGCTATTAGAGCCGGTACCAAGGCTGTTGAGAAGATAGCTATGCGTGAGGTGTCTAAGCAACTCGCAGCTGGTGCTTCAAGAGAGGCTGCTAAGAAGGCAGGAACTGAGGTCTTACGTAAGGCTGTGGCTAATGCAGCTGTAGAAGGTACTGCTGAGATTGCAGCATTTGCTACGACGATGGCTACCAATAAAGGTATGTCACGTATCATGACTAGTGCTGGTCTTAAAGAGGTTGGTGCTGCTACTCTAGTAGATGCAGCTATTAACTCAGGTACTGAATTCCTGTACCAGCGTAGCCTAGTAAATACTAAAGTACAAGGTGAGATCAACAACACAGCTATTGGTATTGCTGCACTATCGTCTATGGCTATGGGTGGCGTACAAGCTGGTCTGGTTATGAAGCGTGGTGTATCTGATACCGCTCTAGTATCTGAAGTGGTTCAGAAGACTAAGCCTAAGCAGATAGCTAAGGAACTACAAGAGTCTATTGCTTCTTGGGTTACTGAGGTACAGAAGACTAAGGTGGGTGATGGTCCTGCGTGGTTAGAGAAGGTTAAAGGTGGCAAGGATATAACAGAAGGTGATACAGACTTCTTTATCGATCTATTGCTTGGTATCAATGATGCAGACGGTAACGTCCAGCTGAAGGGCCTAGCACAGTCTATGCAGGAGGGTGGTTACTTCTTCGTTAAGCGTAGTGAAGATGACAAGATGTCCAACTGGATTGCTGACTTCATGCGTGAAGAGCTGGAGCAGACTGACATCGATGGCATCATGGGTGCGTTTGGTAAGGCTCTCGACGTGAAGGTTGATGGTAAGTTAACCCCTGAGCTATTTGCTGATGCCTTCGCTAACAAGCTTAACTCATCTGCTCGTAGCATGAACAGTGTTATGCAAGTCTCTAAGCGTCTCGATGTAAACCTTGAGGACCTTAGTTTAGATGACTTCTTTAAGGAAGCGTTGGGCTTGAACCTGATTGATGACATAGCGTTAAAGGGTAAGAAAGCACCTCCCGGTACTATCGTATCTAACATCACTGAGACACAGAACAAGTTTATACGTAGTCTTGTGTCACACCCCTCTACCTCAGCGCTCAACGTATTAGGTTACGGTGCAGCTGCTGGTCTAGACATCGCCACTGACATCACTATGGCTATGTACAAAGGTACAAAGGGTAGCTTCATGTCAGTCTTAGGTATGGCTGATGCAGGTAAGAAGGAACTGTACGTAGCTAAACAACTGCTGCTGGCTTCCAAGGACCGTGTTAAGTTTGCATTTGACCCTGACATGACCTACGCTGCATACAAGAGTGCGATGGAGCGTAACACTGGTGCTCTTGACACCCTTAACCGTACACTGTCCGGTGGTGTTGATATCTCCAACTCAGTTGATCAGATGGTTAACCTAGGTGGTCTTGGTGGTAAGGTACAGAACAAAGCTGATACACTTATCAATGGTGTACAACATGCTACCTTCGTACACGCTCAGGACGCCTTCACTAAGTCACAAGAGTATGTAGGTCAGATGAATAAGCTGTTGCGTACTAAGTTTGGTAAGAGCTGGAATGAGTTCTACAACTCACCTGAGGCTGTGAAGATCATGGCGACTAAAGAGTATAAGCAACTTGAGATGGATGCTGTTACATCTACCCTGACCAACACCTTCTCTAAGTCCTTTAAGGATAGCAGTAAACTGGGTACCCTTGCAGGCATGGTTGAGGATGCACGTAATATTCCCGGTATCGGTTTCATGGTACCTTTTGGTCGCTTCTTTAACAACACTATCGACTTCGGTATTAAGAACACACCTTTACTTAACATAACCGCTAAGGCTGGTGGTAAGTACAAAGACAAGTCATTCCTTGAGCTTAACTCACGGGGTGCTGTTGTGGCTGGTCTTATATACAGTATGCATGGTGACGAAGATGAAGCACGTAAGCAGGGCCTAGGGTTATACGATACCGTTGTTGATGGTCAGGTTGTATCACAACAGTATGACTACCCAGTGTCACTCTTCAAAGCAGCTGCTCGTGTTATGGCATACATGATGGCTGGTGAGGAAGTACCCGCTGAGATCATTACCCAGATTGGTAAAGACTTCGGTGGTGGTGGACTCACACGTAACATCAATAAGACTACAACTGAGTTTGCTGATATCGGTGCTGCTATACTAGCTGGTGAGCTAGGTGAGGCCGGGGCTGAGGCTCTTGGTATTACTACTGAGATCACAGCACAGGCACTCAGTGGCTTCCTACGCCCATTAGAACCTGTAGATACAGCTATCGGTATCTTCTCTGGGGCTAACCAACGACCTAAGGATACCGCACAAGGTAACAGGTTCATCGGTGACTCACTACGCTACGTAGACACGACTGCTAACTTCCTCTTAGGTAAGTCTGATCCAGTTAAGGTCAGTGGTGCTGCGGGTGAACTAGATCAACAGTCTACTAAGAACGTTGGTGTACGTACACTCGACCTGACTAACACACAGCGTGTGATGAACATGCTTAGTCTGGACCAGTGGTCTATCAATGCGGGTCTCTCTAAGGACAAGAAGCGTATGATCCCTGAGGCTGTCAATGAGTACCAGCGTCAGGTGTACATAGCTATGGAGGGTTGGGCTTCTATGAAGATGAAGAACAAAGTCTTCCGTGAGTCAAGCACAGAGGCCCAGCGGATGTTGTGGGACGATCAGGTTAAGAAGGTCAAGACTACTGCTAAGTTCATGCTTGTAGCTAGGTACGATGGCCCTCAGAGTACTCTCCGCCAACAGTACGATATGATGAATAAGTTTAGTGTAAGTCAGGTTGAAGAAGCACTAGGTGAACTTGAGTTGGATAAGACTATGGGTGAGCTAACTTATACTGAGATATCATTACTTCGTACTCAGTTAGAGACAGGTGAATACATCAAGCGTATGAACATGGATTCTAAGGCACTACGTTAAACACAAAGAAAAGCCCCCCTCAAGTTTCCAAGAGGGAGGCTATAAGTTAGACAGTTTAGTCTTTATGTTTGAGGATTAGGTCGGCATACCTATAAGCCTCTTCTACGAGTTCTTCTGCTCGTACTCTACCACCAGAAGCTAACAACCCAGATAGTGCTGAAGCTGCTAACTGTGCTCTAATAGGGGAGAAACCTACTTTGGGCACCTTCTTGGTTGTAACCTCTTTAGTCTTAATGAAGTCATTAGCCTCCTTCTCTATAGTAAGAGTTGGGGGCTTCTTCTTGTCTGCCATCTAGTCTGTTCCCTTTAATGAGGTACAGCTATAGTTTACCATAACTGTAACTATTTGTCAAGTATTAATAAGTAGTAACTATCTCATCAATGAGTCCGTGCTTCTTACACTCCTCAGGGGTTAACCATTCATCGGTTGGGTGAAGTAGATGCTTACGGATGTAGGTCTCTGACTTCTTAGTACACTTCTTGTAGTGCTCTACCATCCTTGAACTAGCCATGTCAAACTCTTTAACTATGGCTTGTAGTTCATGTTCCTTCCCTCGTGACCCCCAACTGTACTGATGCGACATAACTGAGGTGTTGTGTGTCAGTAGTCGTCGATCTCCTGCCATGATCGTAAGGACAGCACAGGAGGCTACGAGACCCTTACCTATGGTAACGATAGGGATCTCTGACATCATCATAGCATCGATAAGGTGGAAGGCTGAGTGGATTGAACCACCGGGGCTGTTGATGATTAGGGTTAGTTGCTCTGGTTGAATCTCCTGAGGCATCAGGTTGTACTCGTAGATGGCTGCTGCAAGAGGCATGATCTTCTCCTGATCAAACTTGTCTATCAACATGAGGATACCGTTCTCACGGAGGTAGGTACCCGCTTGCTTCATCTCTTCAGGTGGCCTCTCCTTCTCTTTGCAGCAGCAGACGGTGGGGGCTACTGGTTTAGCTGTAGCTGTTGTTGGTTTCTTCTTCTTAGGAGCTGCGTTAACGAGTTGTTTAAACATTCTTTATACCTTATTCTATAATTGAGGATGGGTAACAGTGCTCTTCACAGTTTCTCTTTATTGTTTATTTGATTAATCCTCATCTCAGAATACCTGATTACTTTCTGCAAGTCTATAATCTCTGACTCCTCTTGGGTCTTACCTTCATATAGTTTAAACCCAGCCCTGCTGGCATACTTAACAATGTTACCTCGCCAGAACTCAAAGCCGTTAAGCATTATGTAGGTTATTGGCTCTATTACCCACCTAGCGTAGTGCTTAGGCTCGTTGACTATATTGCTGTTATCATCTACCGTCAT